TGGCATAAAAAAGTCCCCTTACGGGGACTTGTGATTAACTAATCACTCTTCAGCAAGTCGTGCGAAGTATGAGAGTTCATCATCATCTTCAAGTGAAGAACTGAGACTGCTGAGTTCACTGCGGAATTCGTCAGTCAGAGGAGGTGCGGAACCTTCATCTTCATCTTGTACTTCAGGGTCAAGGCGAGGACGGGAGGTAGAACCTTGAATGCCCAGAACATTATCTAGACGCTTCTTGAGGTCTTCATATGATTTAAAGATAGTTGGGTCAACAAACTCATTTAGAGAATGCTGCTTTTTCCAGATTGCTTCTAGAACTTCATCATCATCATTTAGAGCACTTTGATTTGCAAATGCAGATGAATCGTAGTTACGATAACCAGCAACATTCTTTGCCTTCAGTTTAAAGTCTGCACCAGTCCAAAAGTCAAATGGGTCAATTTTTGCATCATCCTCAAACTCAGGATTCATTGCTTCCAGAATCTTATCAAAGATTTTCTTACCATACTTGAACAGGAAGACTTTACCTTCGTTTTCAGGATTTGCTGGGTCTTTCACAACATAGATGTTGGAAATGTAAGACAGTTTACGTTTTTGCTTTCGCGCAACTTCTTTGTTTGCATCAATTCCAGAGTTCCAGAGAGAGGAATTGTGCTCACAAACAGGGCACTTTTGATTGAGAGTGGTAAGGCAGTTATCAATTAGCCAACCACCAGTTCCTTGGAAAGCGTGTGAATAAGTCTTGACAAAGGGCATATCTTCGCCCTCTGGTGCTGGTAGGAAACGAATGACTGCAAAACCATTACCAGCTTTGTCGCACTCTAGTTTCCAAAGACGGTCATCTGCGGAACCAGCAGAATTATTCATTTTCTCAACTTGCTTCACAAGTTTTTCAGTCAGTGAACCAAGTTTGGACTGCTTTTTAAGATTGGAAAAGGACATTAGATACCTCGGATAAATTGGATTCGTTGGATTACTTGGATAGTATAGCAGGTGTCGGATCGGTTGTCAAGGGGTCAGTCAAGATATTCCTTGAGGGAATTAATCGTCTTCTTCATACTATCAAATAATGTGTTGATGTTTGTGTCTGGGGAAAACCCCATAATAGCAATTGATTTCCGTATATTCTCTTTCATTTCCAGTGCTTTTGGGTCATCAGAAAGTGAAAGACGAGTATACATAATCTTCTGTTTTTCAATTAAAGTGTTTAATTTTTCAATGTGTTTCAGTTTATCTTCACGATTCATATATCCAAAATTTAAGACACTCTTATAAATGTCTTCTTGAAGACTATTAATATTCTTCAGTTCATTTTGAATAATATCAGAATCAAAGAAATCAGACATTTATAATTTGCCTCAGAATTTTTCTGTACTGTAACACATCAATATTTAGGAACGAGGAATACTTTTTAATTTTTAAACTTACGGTTTCCCACACTGGGTCCAAAAGTTTCTTATCGTAATCTTTTACGAAAGAAAATACTTTATCATAGATTACCATAGTTTCTGGAGAAATTTCCCCACCTAAAAATTTCTTCAGTACAAGAGGATGGCCCTTAGAACATTTAAATATATCTTCTAAATTAGTCATCTCAAATAACTTTTCCGATTCTTCTTTGAAGACATAGCTCATACTTTGCTGTCGTCTTTTCCAGTCAGTATAAGTTCTTTCTCCAGAAGTTATAATTTCACCAATCCAAATTTTAGATGGGTCACTTGCAGAAACAAAATTTGATACAAAATATTCAATGATTTGCTCATCGGACATTTTGCGACTTGTTTTTTCAAAGAAGTACTTATCCTTCCTCTTATTAAAAGAAGAGACAGTTGCTCTCGATTTTCCTCCATACTTAAAAAAGTCATATTTACTGTTCGTAAAATGACTTTTAAGTGAAAGATAAGTTTGATAAGTTTCAAAAGGAGTCACTTTTACCATACAATAAGATGATTATCAAAGAGGCAGTTTAGCGCGAGTTGTCTTTTTCATAAAGTTTAGTTGAATTGCGTCCCATTTAAGGCGTTCTTTAAGTGGTTTTGAAATAAGTTTCGTGACGGATTCAATCTCAAGATTATTATATTCACAATAAGAAATTATTGCGTCAATATAATTAATTTTTTCCTCAATAACAATTTTTTCAATCTCCAAAGCAAACTTTGAAGGAGTCATAAATTTATTTTCTATTGCGGTTTCTAAATTTTCTTCTTTATTCTGTTCCATAGAGTTCCAATTTATCTCTAACAAACTTTCCAATATATTCGGAGAGTAATCTGATGTATTTTGATTTGTCATATTCTTCATAAACTACACATTCTCCATTTTCACAGGACATTAAAATTACAAGTTTTTTCACAGAGATTCCTGTGAGTTCATATAGCATACATCCGTAAGCCATGCACTGAACAAAATAGTGCTCAATCCATTCCCTCGGTTTGGGTTTCTTTGATGTTTTAAAATCAATAATTGCCAGTTCACCATTATATTCTGCAATACAGTCTACAGTGCCAGCAATTCCTAACCTTCTACTATACAATGCTCCCTCAAGAGCATGAATATTATTTATCTTCTTTAATTCTGGTTTTAAAATTTGAAAGAGAAATTTGGAAATCGGAAGAACTTCAGAATCATAGTCATCATTCTGAAGATAATGTTCAACCAGTGTGTGCATATCAGTGCCACGACTGGTTGCTTGCTTGGTTACCCTGTTGGCTTCCTCTTCCCCAACCTTTTTTCTCCAGTTTTCAAAAATATGCTTATTAAAATGACTAGTGACTGAAGTGATTGATACTAATTTAATTAGTTCATCATCAGAGGGAACTTTATAATACCGAACTCCATCAATAGTTTCCCTTTCAAGTTGGGGAAGAGAAATATCAACATGTTGAAACATTACATACCTACTTCTAGTTTTGAAATAATATATTCTTTGACGAATCCAGAGCGGACAATATCATCAATCCCAAATTCAACAATGTCAACAGATGACATGTTTCTCAGAATTTTCATAAAATCAACGATACCGTTTCTTTCATTCGTCTTGATTAAGTCCGTCTGGGTAGCATCTCCACAGAACATAATTTTTGAGTTGTCTCCAACTCTTGTCATTATACTATCAAGTTCATGAAAATTCAAGTTTTGAAATTCATCTACGATAATAATGGCATTATCTAGAGTTACACCTCTAAGGAATGAGGTGCTCCAGAATTTAATTGTATCTTGAGCACAAAGATTTCCATAGAGCATTTCAAAATCCGAATCTGATGCCATTTCAAACATATACTTTACCATATTCTTATATGGAATTTGATAAAGTGCTGACTTGTCATCATGGTCACCAGGAAGGAATCCAATTTCTCTAGTAGGAACTAAAGAACGAACGATATAAACCTTTTCATATGGACTCCTTTCGTTAAGAACTTCTTTGAGTGCATTATACAAGGTTATAAAGGTTTTACCCGTACCTGCACACCCATAAGCAACAATCGATTTTCCCTCCTTAAACGATGAAAAAAACTTCTTTTGATTTTCTGTAAGAGGGTCGATATCTATTAGAAAATCATAATTAAGAGGTTTTTTCCTCTTCATTTGCTTTGCTGTAAGTCCAATTCCAATTGGTTGTTCTGCTCTTCTTTTTCTTGCCATACTAGATTTTCTTTACTCTTGAACCAGGCATTTTTGCCGCACGTCCTAAAACATCATTCCATCCAGGGTTTCTGGCAACTAGCTTGTTTTGCCAGTCACCAACCTCCCCAGAACCTGGGCAAGTTGAAGGGTCTGACCAATCCCGATCCCAGTCAGGATTGTCTTTTTTCCACTGGTCCCAGTCATGAACACTAAGAACTATTTCCTTTTGCTCACCAGTTACTTTATTAATTACGGGATAAGTTGCCATTATTAGAAATTATGTAAATGTTAGGATATACGCACAAAATTATTTATGGACTCAGACGAGCACGATGTAGGCGTTTTTCTTCATAATACTTCCATACATTTGGTGCCCACTTTTCTAGTTCTGGAGCAATCTGTTCGCAAAGTGCCTGGATTTCAAGTTGGGCATCCATTTTAGCACGAAGGTCAAGAAGGTGCAGAACAGAACGAAGATTGAATGAAACTACAAAGTTCTGACGAATTGCTTGGGCAAGATAGTCACGAATGTGTTCTTCACACATACCCTTTTCATACTTTGCAGCATACCTCTTACATCCCTCATAGATGAAGTCCAGTTCATCATTATAGTCTGAAAGAGTCCATTCATACTTTTTACCCTTACGGTTGGTGTAGTACCCTGGAGGACGGATGTAGAACACATCATCAACTGGAAGTTCATTCTTAGCAACTTTGATAACTCTCCTTCCAGTGTATCGTTGTGACTGCACATCAAAACTTACACCAACACGATGAGTTCTTGCTTGCATCGCAACATTATGGACATATCCAGAAACTGAGAAGGTAATACCTGGATGCTCTAGTGGGCCATAATGACCACGTTCGTTTGCAAGAAGTTGCTCCACAATCCACTCACCACATTTTTGTGGAGAAGGAATTTCTTGGTCGTGAATGGGAATCTCAGAGTAATCGTTTTTACCTGCTTGATAGATAACTTGCTCTGGAATAGGATATCCTTGAAGTTTTACAACTTGAAGGCGGTTATCCAGTTCAAGAAGGTCTTTTGCTTTTACTGGTTTCATATTTTCCAAATCCTTTTGATGTTTTTTGCTCTAGTGTAGATAGTTCTTCTTCCAACTGTCTTAGTTGGACTTTCATTTCCCGAAGTTTTTCAGGCGAAAAAAGATGCTCTTGTTTCAACAATCTTTTGAGCATCTTTACTAATTTATTTCGTCTTGTCATCACATCTCCCAATCATAATGACCATCTTCTTCTTCATAATACTCAACTTCATCAGTTGTTGTATAACTTTGTTTACCATAAAATTCAACCTTTAATGAATCAAGAAGAAGTTCCATATTCCTTATAATGAGTTTTACCTTTTCTCTGTCCATACCTCAAACTCTTACCTACCTATCATACACAAAAAAAGAGAGGGAGTCAACCCCCCTCAAAGTTTTTATCATAAATTTGCTCAAACCACTCAATTAAATGAATGCCATAACAGTGCCAATAATTTTGACCTCTATATGTTAAAAGATAACAAGCAGGTTCTCTGTCATCAATATTTTCTTCATGATAATAGTCTTCACTAATCACGCTACTTGTGGCTTTTTAGCCATATTAATTTCGGCGTTATGAAGTTTTTTCCGCTTTTTATCCTTTTCTTTTAGGTATTGTACGAAAGTGATTTTCATAAGGTTGCTCCTTTACTGAATGAGTAAATTTGCGTTCCTTCCCTTTCGGTACTTCCGTCTCTATTTGCTATTCGCAAATAGCAGATGAACGACAAGAGTATTATACCCCTAATATCATATATAGTCAAGTATTTTTGTAACAAATGTTACAGTTTTATAAAATCTTAAGAACCTAAAAAATTTCTGGAGAATTTTTTCGACGTTTTTTGAAGTAAAAGGTCGATTTTTATTTTACCTTTCAATATAACTAAGGGTATGGTCTGTGGCACAAAGCTGGTGAATAATTATGTCACATCCAATCTTTGGATTGCAATCTCCACAGGTATAAACATCTACTGCCGCTTTACCTTCTTCAGGCCAAGTGTGAATACTAATATGACTCTCTGAGAGTAAGCACAAAACTGTAACTCCTTGTGGGTCAAACTTTTTTGATATCGTTTGACATACTGTTGCTCCACTTGCTGCAGCAGCATTTTCCAGCAAGTCAATAAGAAGGTGTTCATCGTTCAAAAGAACAAATGAACACCCATACAAGTTAAGTAAATAATGCTTACCCATTTTTGTTTATTTTCTTTTTTTAGATTTTGGTGCTTGGTATCCCCAGAGTTTAGGACTGATTTTTCCGTATCCAAAGTCAATATTATGGATACAATTGCCAATCTTATCGTAATACATATCAAAAATACGAACTCTTTTGCCCCTAACTAAGTCGTGAAAAAGAGTTCCCTTTTGATAATAAGAGATAATATATGTATCGCTAGGAAGTTGTGTATTTTTCAACTCTTGTTGAGTACACTTTTCCTGCATAATTTCACAACCATAAAGTTTTTTTGAAAGTTCTTTCTCTTCTTTAGTCCAGATAGGAGCAGAAAAATCTTCATTCAATACTTCAGAATTTTCTACTTGCATTTCCTTTTCTGTCTTCATTTTTTGTTTATTTCCCATAATAAATTAGTATAATAAATTAGTAAATTCAGCGACTACGATCATTCCAGACGATATCTGGATATGCCTCACTCACAATTTCTCTTGTGATATTGTATTTATCTTGTAGTTTTTTGTCTTTTACTAAGATTAAAATCTCAGCTTCAAGGGGATGCAAACCTTCAAGAAGATTAATAAACATTGTTTCTTTCTTCAGTTTTGATAACCCATCATTTCCACCCTTCACATAATTATAAAATTTTGTATATTCTTTACGAATAGTGGTAACTTGTTTGCCAACCTCAGTTGCAGTTCCTAATGAATTTGAATTCAACTCCCCCATTTTGGTAACTGAATCCTCAATTTTCTCACTTAGAGTTCCACTAAATGAGGTTTGCTTATCAGTAGATGCATAAGGAACATCCCCAACTGGAAGGCAAGATTCAATGGTCTCATTAAAGTTCCAAATGAAAATTGCCTTTAAAGAGGGGTCTTCATATTTTTTAAGAACTTCAACTTTTTTTGCTTTAGTTCTTTGTTTTGATGCTAGACCAAGAACTTCAAATGGAGTCTTTGCTCTTGGTTTAGTTTCAGTCTTCTTCGCTGTCGTCTTCGTAGTCATAATCGTTTTCAAACCTCACGGCTAAAATTTCGTCTGGTATAACATTCCCATTTATATCATACATCTCTGGATGCATCGCAGGGATTTCTCTATAATTCATCATATATTCTCTAGCAACCCAACCACTTATAAGTCCAACTATAAAAAACAATACTGTTAAAAATGAACCAAATACTAAACTTGTTGCTAACATTGTTCTTCCTCGGGAAACTACTTGTTCTTCCTGATATTCAGGGAAAATTCAAATTTGATGGTAACTTCCCGTTTTAGAAAGCTAACCACCTTGTTTACATTGATGTGGCAGGTTTTTGGTTGCTTTCTTTTTCCTCCATTAAGAAACAATTCAAGTCCACGATTAACCTGGATATTTTTATTTAGGTCTGTCATTAAACGATTTTTTGTTCTTTTAGATATCTAATAGTGTCATTACAACCACCCAATTTTTGTTC